GGCGTTGATCCTAACAGTGGCACTCCTACCTATTTTGCTGGGACTTTATTCGTTGATAACTGGCGTTGGGAGGGAGTACCTTTTAACGTCATGACTGGCAAGAAAATGCCTTATGGTTGTGTGGAAGTTGTGATAAAATTAAAAGAACCACCGCTAAAATTATATGAAGGCGAAGTTAATGATCGCATCGTCATGCGTTTACAGCCTGACCCTCACCTTGACATTCGTATGGATATTAAGTCGCCAGGTCTCAACGATGACCTGGAGCTCGCCACACTCACACATGCTTACCCCCAAGACAGGGCGGTAGATGGATATGAGAAACTTCTCTATGAATTCAACAACATTATCTCTTAGTAGAATGAAACCATTAGGTAAGTGGGGAACGGTTGGTGTAGGTATCAACTACTCATATATGTTTGGTAAGGATCAATTTGGTGAGAGATTCCCAAATATGGCGTCTTTAGGGTATAATATTTTATATGCAAATATGATAAAAATAAACGATAGGATAATGTATTCACCAGCTTTGATCGGTGCACAGAATCCAATAACATACACACAAAAGTTAAATGATTTTGATTCTTTCACAAGTACAACAAAAGATTTTATAGGTATACTCGCAAATACCTTTACAATACAATTAACACAGAGATTTTCGTTCAATGCGGGGTGGACATTAATTTATAGTAGTAACGAATTTGTTCCTTTGATGAATTCATTTATGATAGGAGCAAAGTTACCCTTTTAAGGAGATAAAAATATGAAAAGAAAACACATAATTATAATTAGTTTATTAATCGTAGTAGCATGGGCAGTTGGATACTTTAACCAATATTACAGAGCACCTAAAATCGAGTATGTAGAAATAGAAAAATTTCAGACATTAATCGATAGTATCTATGTAGATAGAATCGTAGAAAAGGAAATATTTGTACCAAAATATATCACAAACACAATCACAGATACACTTGAAATAGAAGTAGTAAAAGAAGTAATTGTAGAAAAACCAATTGAGATAATCAAAACAGTTTATGTAGATAAACCATACGAAGTAAAAGTACCTGATTATATCTTACCTGAATCAAAATGGTATTTAGGATTTGGATATAAATTTGATAAACAATTAGGCGTTTTCGCTGAAGGTAAATACAATAAATTAATATTTGGTGACTTTACACCACCGAGTGGTTTCTTAAACAATGCTGTACCATTTCCTGCTTGGTTAAAGAAATTTTATCAAGCGTATAAACAAGGTGGAACTGGCAGTGCAGATTTAAATAGGATGTTTAACAATACTGTAATAGATACTTACAAAGCCTTAATTTATGCTGGTGCTATTGATGATTCAACTCCACAAGGAGCAGAAGAAGGTTTACAGTTAGCTACAGATTACGCACAAAGAATATTTATGATTAGAGGTGCTTCACAACTTATAGGTCCAGCAGGTGCTGCTTCTCCTATATGGTCAGTAACAGATAAGTCAGGTAATGCTTTCTTCGTAGAGGCACTTGCAGATACATACAGAGATTACAAATCAGCTGCACAAGGTGATGACTATGAAGCAACACAGAGGTTTATACAAGAGTTTGGACTTGATCCAACAGCTATGTTAACTTCTAAATCCAGATCAGTAGTAGCAAGACCAGCTACAGTATTCAGTGCAGATTGGGCTAGAGAAAACAAAGACTTGTACGAAGATTTTAATACTACTGCTTTCTACTTAACTCCAACAGATGTTGATAATGAATTTAGTTATGATGCGTACCTTAATGCTTTGTCTGATGGAACACTTGCACCAAGAACACCTGAACAATGGGTACTAGCTAAAAATAGATTGTTAGGTTCAATAGCTTATGAAAACTTTTTAAGAAATACAAAGATAGGTAATTCAACACTTATGAATACAAATGTTAAAACTGCACAATTACTTAAATGGATGAAACAGTCACAACTTATGGAACAATATTGGGGATATGGTCAAGATGCAGGTTGCTGAGGCTCTGAGCAACGTACCCGGCATCAAGGGTGAGGCTATCAGCTCTATTATTGCGCTTGCTGACTCACAGAACCCCGATGACAAGCTCATGTTCAACCAAATTGTCTCTCGGCTTGATTTGCCAGTCGATGTACGGCGTATGGGTGACGATTATGCGGTTTCAAAGCGTTTTGAAGACGTTTTGGGTGACAACTCAAGCGTTGGGGTGTCTGCTTTCCTACCCGATGAGGGTGATGACCAGTACAGTTTGTCTGCTGAGAAGCGTTTTCCCAATTTTTTAGGCGGTGAAGCCCGTGTAGGTGGCAATATTTCCACTGGCGGTGACCCTGAGATCCGCGCCAGCTTTATGAGACGGTTTGCTGGGGGTGGTGATGTAGATATTTTTGATGAACAAAACATCCCAGCCGACATGTACCGCCGCGACGGTTCTCTAAAGTCTCAAACTGGTTTTTTAGGGCCGATTATCAATAAACACAGCGGCAAACCGATGACAGAGCTGTCTATTGGCGTTGAGATTGGTGGTCGAGAGGTCGAAATACCCTCTATGGTGCCGACTTTGACTGAAGAAGAGCGTATTTTGCTACAAAATTTGCGTATTGGCGTTGATCCAGTGCCCAAAAGCATTGCTATCAAGGCCAAGCGTCACGCTTTGGAGCGAATTAAGGCTGGTTTGAATCCATTTTTACCTGCTGAACCACAGAATATGAATCTAGGCGGCTCCGTAGGCCAAATGAACCGCCGCCAACAGCCAAAAGACGTATCAAGGCTTACTCCAGCCCAACTTGCGAACATCGGGGCGGCTTTTGCAGACCCTTTGGGCATGATTGACATCACGGGTGAGTACCCTGAGTTCCCCGCAGCGGGTGTTTCTACTGCTGAGATGGTTATGCAGGGGCCAAGATCGCCCAGTTTTATGGAAAATTTGCGCGAAGGCGACTATGGGGCAGCGGCGCTTCAGGGTGTGGGAGTAATTCCCGTCGCTGGAGGCGCTGCGAGGGCCATTCGAGGCATGTTGAAGGGCACAGATCGTCTTGAGAAGGCTAAAAAGGCTGGTTTTGACACCGATACGGTGTATTACCACGGTGCAGATGCCGATATTACCGAGTTTCGTATGCCTAGCCGTGAAACTGGTCAGACCAAGACGGTTGGCACGGGTGTTTTTATGTCTTCGTCGCCTGAAGTGGCTAGTTCTTATGCAAAATCCTTGGATGATGCAGCGGTTTACCCTGTTTACATCAACAAACAGGAGTTTTTGAAGGTTAGACCAGCGGAAAAAGGTAACTTTTGGAGCAGAATCCCTACTGACGGCCTTGTCGTGGAGTTTCCAGATGGCACCACAAAACCTGCTACGGATGTTTTTAAGTTAGAGCCGGGTGAGACTGATACTGACGAGCTTTCTCGGATTGCAAGGTCTCAAGGACATAAAGGTTTGATCGTTGAAGGCGTTGTGGACGCAGGGGTCGGTGGTGCTGGTGAGTATCGGTATGCCACGCAATATCTGAGAGACAAAGGCTATGACGTTTCGCTGCCAATCGGCACAACGAAAGAGTCTTTTGACAAAATGAATGCAGTGCCGCCTGAAATCATGAAGGAAGCGCGACTGTATGCCAAAGCGCAGCTTTACAGACCAGCGGACGTAGTTGTTTCTTTTGACCCCAAAAACATCCGCTCGGTGAACGCTGAGTTTGAAGACCTTGATTCGCCTGAATTGTTGAAGGCGAAGGGTGGGGCCATAGACATCAACGACATCGATATTTTTGCGAGATAGTTCATGAGCATTAAAAAAGCAATCATCAGGGCGCAGGTCAACGATCTTGGCTTGTACAGCAAAGCCGAAGATGTTGCCGAGAAGATGCGGCAAACGAAGGGCGGTGGTGAAGATTTCGAGAGATATTTTATCAAGCAGGGGGTGAAGGCCGAAGAGCTGGAAGCCCTTGGCTTGAACGATCTATTCCGCCAAGAAAGGGTCACTCAGCAAGAAATTTTGGATCGTATCGACTCAAATCGCATTGAAATGGAAGAAAACGTCAGCACGGGGCCAGCGGAAGGCTCTTATGACTTTCAATACGACGAAGAAGACCTCGACATCGAAGAGGCGTATGGCTCCGGTTATGTAGCGGATCGAGCACAGGATCTTCTTGATGACATGTTTGACGCTTTTTTGATCGGTAGTATTGAAGATTACGCAAGAAGATACTCCAATGATCAAGACGAGTTTTTAGAACTTGTAGCTCTGATGGAGTCAGTTGTTAATGGCAAAACAGATTTCGACAAGCTGCCCAGAGAAATCCGCAACGACTTGAAAGACGAAGCAGAAAGCGAGGTCATTCTCGAATATGAGCGCGATCCAATCCGCAGAATCACAGTTCAAGTCACTGATGAAAACGCTGAGACACAAAACATAGGCGACATGCGCGGCGCGGCTTTCAGCTATTCGCTAGTCGGCAATGAAGACATGGGCTTTGCCCTAGATGGACGAGAAAGGAACAACGTCCCAGACAACATCCTGCGCCAGATAGATAACGCAAACATTTATGACCCCGACGAAGTGGTCGTGCAGCTTCGAGGTATCGCAGAGGAATACGGAGACATAGAGGGACTTGCTAAGGGCGAGACACGATGGGGCGAGTACACCCTAGACGGCGGCGAGAACTATCAAGAAGCTCGGCTTTCTTTGCCCAGTAAAGGCAAAAAGAGGTTTCGCGAGGGTGTTCACTTCCCTGATGACATCAACAACGTCTTCCACATTCGCACCAAAGACCGTAAAGGGCCGATGGGCGAAAAGATTTTGTATGTGGAAGAGGTGCAGTCTGACTGGGCGCAGCAAGGTCGCAAGCAGGGATTCAGAAGCCCAGAGGTCGAAAAACAGGCGCAAGAGGCCGCTAGGCAACTCTTAGAGGAGGCAGGCCCACTTCTGGACGAATTGACCCTGAACGACAATGTTCGTAACAGACCAGCCGAGGGTGCGGGTTTCGCGAGGACGTTGACGGAGCTTTTGGAAGCTGGAAACCAAGCTCGGCTTGCTCGAATAAATGTATCAAGTAACGAATTTATTGAAGCTGACGAGAGAGACAAGTTTACAGAGTATCAACGCTCTTCCGCCTTGGATGCTGCTGGGAATATCAAAACTGCGCTGCAAGACGCTGAACAAAGGGCAAGACAAGCGGCAAGCAACATACTCGATCAGGAATATCTCGACGGGTTTACGCAAGAGCAAAAGTTAGAGGCTCTTACTAATTTCATCATTCAGGCAAGGCACGGGGTAGACCTTCCCATGATGGAACTAGACCTCATTAGGCGAAACATTCGGTCTGAAGTCGAGCAAACGCTGGCAGAAAAACCCGGTCGCGTTGATCAGATGATTTTGTCTCAGGCGAGGAAGCGCGGTGAACTGCCTAAAGAATATTATAATGATATGTCAGGGCTTCAGTTTGATGGCACCAACCCGAAGTTCGAGGCAGCTCTCGTACAGGCGAAGAAAGAGCAGCGCGATTATTTAGCGGGTTTAGGCGTTGACCCGATGCTTTACTCAAAGCTGCAATCTGCGTTGGACAAGGCTGACCCAGAGGGCGCTAAGCTCAAAGCTGAACAAATGCAAAGAGGCAAAGCAGACGTAGCGCCATTTGTATTAGATACCCAGTCTTGGAACAAGCTGGCTATCAAATACATCTTCAAAAAGGCTGTTGAAGAAGGTTATGACGGCGTGAGCTTTGCGCCAGCAGACGCGCACATTGATCGCTGGGGCGAAGAAGGCTTGCGGGTTCAATACGATGAAAACATACCAAGGGCCATCGATAAGGTTTTCGGCAAAGCGCCGATTATCCCGTCCAACCGACCAGAAACAATGGAGGTGGATGGTTACGAATCCCAGATTTATCACCTAGACAACCTAACGCGGGACGGCGATAGCATCTACGAGAAGATGAAAGACCCAACCACTATGTTTGGCTTCGCCCCACTGCCGTTGGTGCTGCCGCAAGGCATCGCGGGTTTACAGGGTTTATCTCCAACGCAGGCAGAAGAGCAAGAGCGCAAGGTTCGAGAGCTTGAGCGCACATTCCCTGACTCTATGCCTAGCGAAAGTGCAGGCATATTGGGGGCGCTCAAGGGCGCAGGCGAAGTCGCTTACGAGGGCTTGTCTGACTTGGTTATCGAGCCTTTCATGGGAATGAGCGGTGCTGAAGCTGCGTTTGAGATGGGTGCTACGCCAGAGCAAGCTGAAGCGGCTCGCAGGAGGGCCGCTGCGATGGTGGATTTTGAGACCTCATCACCGACAGGAAAGCGTTACAAAGAGACTGTGAAGGGCGGTTTGGGCGCTCTAGGCGAGTATTTGATGGGTGAGGGCGAGATGGGTCGTACAAGATCAGGTATGCCGCTTGGCCCCAGCCGCGACCCAGCTCAGTTCTTGTTCCAAGAAGCTTTGGTTCCCGCAGCGGAAGCTGTGACTGAGGGTGCTCTGGGCATCATCGGCTTAGACCCAAGAGACACGGCAGAGATGGAGCGAGTTCGACAAGAGGCTGCTAGGCCGTTCATCGAAGCCATACAGCCTATTTAGGCACCTTCACAAACTCCGCAGTCACCTTCACCTCGACTTCTTCGTCTTGGTGAAGGGCTTCGAGGATCACATCTTCAATCAGGTCTTCGAGCATATCTAGGTCTACCAGCGTCTTCACGCTGATCTCAGCTATCACTGTCATCTTTCGCATTGATCCCCCGCTCTTTTTTCCACAGGCGGATAATGTAGTCGGCTTCTGGCCCTGCGTCATGCTGCGAGTTGAGCACATGGCGGTAAAGCTTCATGGCTTTTTCGCTATCGGGTTCAAGCATCATGCGAAAGTTTGCCATGTCGAGGGTTGCAAAATACTTATCCATCTAATCACCTAAGTATTCGTGCGAGTAAGAAAAAACCTTTCTTACGTCCCAATTTAAGTTTTTATTGCCTCCTGCATTACCGCGAACTTTCATGTTTTTTGATGTTGCCCTCCATTTTTCAGACTTATTTCGATAAGCACCCATACGAGGATGGGTTGTCTTGCTAAAGTATCTTTTGCCTTCGCTCAAATGTATTTCTCCAACGGCATCACTAATTCTTACCCCCAGCCCCAGCCCTTGATAGTCTGGCAAAACAACGGTTCTATGGCCCCTGAAAGCTTTTTTAATCGTCCCGCTTGGCATACTTATGGCTGATGCAAACCCAACAACATTTGATCCCCAGAGGCAAATCCAGTGTCTTGCACTTTTATTGATGTTTTCTGAGAGATAGTGATGGTGGCTGAAGGTTGCCCACGCCTCTGGCCCACAAGGTAACAGCTCCAATTCAATGCTGGGTTGCCGAAGACTCCCCCTTGGGAGATATTCCCCCGTCAATGTGTCAAAAACCCAGTCTGGCCTAAGCCAATCAATTATGTCGTAGTGGCAAGACGCAAAGACAACCGACTTTAAGCCCTGCTTCTTGATGTAGCGATGAATAGCAGAAGAGCAAGATTTAGCAACAGACCTATCGACCACGCTGGTAAACTCATCTATCACCGCGCCATCACTTAAACTTCTGGCTAAATCCGCCCTGTACTTCTCTCCAGTAGACAATATCTCGTATGGTCTAAACCAAGCGGGAACACTGTTTAGCCCTACGGCGGAGAGTTTATTTTGCGCGTCTTCAGCGTTGAAAAAATGAGAAACTATAGCTTTATCGTCTTCCCATTCGTGGTGTTTTTCACACCCATACTGCTTGAGTAAAGTTGACTTACCGCTACCCGAAGGCCCGACGATCAACCCAATACCGAAGTCTTCAGTGTGCGGAGGCATAGATGGTATATGGCATTGAGAAACGCCATTGAAATCATAATCAAAATTTGACGATACAGCTTCGGTTATTGCGTCTTGGCTTATGCCTTCACGCTTTAGTATTTTTTTCATTCGTCACCCTCCAACTCCGCCAGCCACCACGCTAGATCCCCAGCCTTGAATTCTTCAAAGGCTTGCTCGACCAGCTCTGGTCTGCCAAGGCGCTCAGCCTCGGCATTGATTTCAGCTCGCTGCATGACCCCGCGCTGCCAGACCTTGTGATCATCGCTGTATTCAAAATACCAGTCGTGGTTGCGTAGCAGCTTAATCAGATTTTCCATCTTGATCCTCCATAAACTTAGCGAGCTTCTGCTCGATGCTCGTCCACCGAACTTTCATCTCGGACTCTTCGTCTTTACCGTGGCACTTGAACCAGAAGCAGGTGCCGATCAAACCATTGACGCGAGGATCGTCGGAGCTGCTACGCATAAGCGTAGACAGCATCTCGATCTCTTCGTTGGTGAGCTGAAGGTATTGGGTTTTTAGTAGAGTCATCACGCCACCTCCTGAACTGGTTCGATGTAAGGGTTGACCAATGTGCGCCGCAGCTCACGATAGATCGTCTTGAACGCATCGCCGTGCGGCTTATGGAAAGTGTTCCTGAGATAGCGGGTGTACAGCCCGTACTTCATTTGGATATGGTGTGCTACCTCATGGGCGACCAAGCACTTGAGCAGCAGCTCACGGTCATCGCAGTCGATTATGTTGCCGATCACTGGGTCATCAGCAAACGAGCGGTACTCAGTGAACGAGGTTAAGCCTCGGCGGTATTCACCCATGTCGATGCAGATGTGAGTATCGGAGCCGTAGCTAGACTGACTGCGATACTTAGTCCGCACCTGAAGCCGCTTGAGAGCTTCGGTATACACGACAGGCTTGCCTTGATACTCGACCTCATATTGCTTCTTGCAGATTTCTTTTAAGCACTGCTTGGCAAACTTCACGACTAGCTTGTGCTCGTCGGGTGTCACGTTGTGACCGCGCTTTGATTTGATTTCGGAACTCATCACGTTCTCCGTTGTTGGTTTCCAACAGCTTAACACATGCCGTGCCGATATGCAAACACCTATACAAAAGAATTTATTCAAATAAAGTGTTGCACATCGACACGGATGTCCTTATTATGCAATTTCACTTACAGGAGAAACGTGATGACCGACAGAGAAATGACCGTTGAAGAACAACTGCTACACGCCGACTGCCACAAGTTTGCTCGTCTGCATGTCTTGAGCGCAGCGGAATCTATGATGCTGCCAGCCTTGTTCCGCAAGGGTGCGTCAGTGACCGAAGAGACGCTTTCTGCGTTCTCGCACAAGGCTTTGGAGATCAAAGAGCTTGGCGAGTATGTAGCGAAGATGGCTCGCAAGGTTGCTGCTACCGAAGACGGTAAGAAGCTGTACGCAGAGTTTTTGCAGGAGGGCGCAGCGTGAGCGCCCAAGCAAAGAAGGTTTTTTACAACCGAGTGCGCCGCACTTGCCTGAAGCACAACATCGACATCGTGTACGATGGGATGCCCAAGGCAGTGTATGGCGTGGAGTTGGTCAAAGACGGTCAGGTGATGTTCGCTGACCGCAGTGCCGATAACATGCCGCTGGACATAAACTGGCAGCGGCTGCACGAAGAGATGGCCGACTATGGCTATAAAGGCGGTGTGAAATGAGCGGTAACCCACTAAAGCAAATAAACAACATCTACGGCTACGTCCGAGTATCCACAGACGAGCAGGTCAAGTCTGGTATCTCGTTGGAGACGCAGAAGCAGCAGATCAGTGAGTTTGTGCGCGAGAAGTACAACCGTGAGGTGACCGAGTTTTTTGCAGACGAAGGCATCTCTGGCACCCATGCGGTGCTGGATCGACCCGCCAGCCGCGATATGACTGACGTGATTGACCGCCATGACGTGGTGATCTGCACTCGGCTTGATCGATTGAGCCGATCCAGCTCTGACCTTCTTGGCCTGATACCTGTTCTGCAAGACATCGGCATAACGCTGTACTTCTGCGAGCAGTTTGGCGAGATGCCGATTGTCTACCCAGATGCCGCCAAGTCGAAGGGCTTGGATGCAAAGTTCGATATGAACTCGATGGCCAACCAGATCATGCTGATGGTGTTATCAGCGGTTGCCGAGATCGAACACGCGACCATCAAGGATCGCTTTGCCGCAGGCAAGCTTGACTGGGCGTCTCGCGGCTATGCTATTGGCGGATCTGCGCCTTACGGGTATAGGCACGTTGAGGTGAAGACGGGTAGCAAGACGCGCAAGTATCTCGAAGAGGTGCCTGAAGAACAGGCGGTTCTGAAATCAATCTATCGCCTTCATAAGCGTGGCCTTGGCGCTCGCAAGATTGCCAAGCAGGTAAACAGCTTGCACGACATACCTCCGCTCACGCATTCCAAGGTGCAGCGCATCCTTAGCCGCAAATTTCAGGGTGTCCCTAACGCTGCATAGGCTCTATCATGGTGACTTAATTGGAGGTCACTATGACGGCTTTAGAGGATATTGAAGAGGCCATCGAGACGATGGAGGCTTCGCTTGCGACAGATTTCATGACGAATGCGGTGCGCGATATCATGAGCACTGCGGTTCAGCGCCTGAAAGATGCCAAAGAAAAGTTGACTGACTGATGTCTCAGGAAGGCTGGGGGCGCGGTACATGGGGGCTGGGTGCTTGGGGCACCCCGCTTTCTATTGATGTAACACCTACGGGACAGCAGGCGACTGCTGCTGTGGGTGCGGTTACCATCGACGGTGAGGCGAATGTTCCGCTCACTGGCTTAGCGATCACATCTGGCATTGGCGCTGTCACTGTCATTGCCAAGGCAAACGTCACCCCGACAGGTCAGGCGATCACATCAGGTGTTGGCGCTCTTACGGTTGACGCGAAAGCGAATGTTCCCGTCACCGGCCAAGCAATCACATCGAGCGTTGGCTCTATTGAGGTTGTGGCTCGCGCTATCGTGCAGCTCACGGGTCAGTCGATCACGTCTGGACTCGGTGCGCCGACAGTCGATGCAGAGGCTAATGTCACGCTCACAGGTCAGGGCATTGCATCTGGGCTAGGAACCGTAACAGCCAGAACGGTTAACAATGTTTTTGTTGACGGCCAGCAGATAAACTCTGGTATTGGTGACGTGAGCACGGTTGCGGGTGCCATTGTGCAGCTCACAGGCTTGTCAATGGTTGCAAGCGTCGGTGATATTCTGGTATGGGGCGAGATAGACACCAATCAAGACCCGTCCTACAATCCAATCAGTACAACTCAGTCTGCGGGTTATTCGGCTGTCGATACCAGTCAATCCGCAGGATATGAAGAGATAAAAGCCGGAAGAGATGCCGCTTAAAAAATTCGAGGAAATGCAATATGGCAGTCTACACTAACGACCTCCGCTTGACCGAATTGGCCACCGGGGAAGGCTCAGGCACATGGGGCACTACTACAAACGGTTCGCTTAAGTTGATAGGTGAGGCATTTAGTTTTGGCACGGAAGCTATTACGACTAATGCTGATACTCATACTACTACTATTGCTGACGGGGCTTCTGATCCGGGCCGCAGTCTCTTCCTCAAATATACTGGTACTCTTGATAGCACTTGCACCATCACTATAGGGCCAAACACGGTCAGCAAGCTCTGGTTCATCGAGAACGCAACCAGCGGATCTCAAAGCATTATTATCAAACAAGGTTCTGGTGCCACCATCACAATTGCTAATGGTCAGACGAAAGCTATTTACAGCGACGGTGCGGGATCAGGCGCTGCGATGGTTGATGCGTTTCAAGACCTGTCTGTTCCTGATCTGTTCATCGATGACGACCTGACTTTTACCTCTGACAGCGCCGTCATCACGTTTGGTGCAGATGGCGATACGACACTGACGCACACAGACGGTTCTGGTCTAACGCTGAACAGCACCAACAAGATCATGTTTAATGACGCGAGCCAGTTCATACAAGGCTCAAGCGCGACAGTATTGGCTTTGGGTGCTACCGATGAGATCGATCTGACTGCTACTGCTATTGACGTGAATGGCACGATGGATGTGAGCGGTGCGTTGACTGGCACGACCGCGACTTTCACAACCGCTGACAACACTGCTCAAATGGTGCTTAAGTCTACGGACGCCGACTCAAGCACAGGCCCGATACTTGATCTTCAGCGAGACAGCGGCTCACCCGCAGATAGCGACTTAATCGGATTCATCAGATTCAGAGGTGACGATGACGGCGGTAATGTTACAAATTACGCAACGATTCAAGCACAGATTGAAGATGTAACAGGCGGTACGGAGGATGGCACCCTCAAATTACAGACGATGGTGGCTGGCTCTGTTACTACAGGACTAGAGATTACAGGTGGCAACGTACAGATTGGCACAGGGGCAGATTTAGTTACCGCATCAGCAGGCACATCCAACGTCCGTGTAGGTGTTAACGCAGGTAACTCGATCACCTCTGGCGGCAACTACAACGTGGTTGTGGGCGATGAAGCGGGTACGGCTTTGACTACGGGTGATCAGAACGTAGCTGTGGGGTATCAAGCACTAGATGCTCTCGATACAGCGATTAGAAATGTTGCAATAGGTACTACTGCTCTAACGAGTGATACAAAGGGTGATGCCTCTGTAGCTGTAGGGCATGGCGCTCTGTTCGATCAAAATTTTACAACCACTACTTCTGTTTACAACGTAGCAGTGGGTTATCACGCAGGTGTTTCAGTCACCACGGGAATCAATAACACCCTTGTGGGTGGACTAGCCGGTGATGCACTTACTGATGCGGACTTTAATGTTGCTTTAGGCACAGAGGCTTTAAGCACGGATACTTTAGGTAGTAGGTCAGTAGCTATAGGTAGGGCGGCTCTAAATGCACAAAATTTCACCACGGCTACTGACGCTTACAACGTAGCGGTTGGTTTTGATGCAGGTAAAAATGTCACCACAGGATTTGAGAATGTTCTCATTGGCGGTCAGGCTGGCGATGCACTGACTGATTCTGATCGCAACACTGCCGTTGGATATGCTGCGTTAACTTCAAATACGCTAGGTCAATACAACACAGCTATGGGTTATTTTGCTCTAGGTGCTTCAAATCATACAACAGCTACAGATGCTTACAATACAGCGGTAGGCTATGTTGCAGGTGGGGCAGTCACCACGGGAATCAAGAACACTATTGTCGGAGGTATAGCTGGTGATGCTCTTACCACTGGCGCAGATAATACTGTGCTGGGGTACAGTGCTCTTTCAGCGGATACTTTAGGAAGCAAAAGCACTGCGATAGGTCGGTCTGCTTTAGACAACCAAAACTTTACAACCGCTACAGATGCTTACAATGTGGCAGTTGGACACGCCGCAGGGGGTTCAGTCACCACGGGAATTCGTAACACCATTATGGGCGGTCTTGCTGGAGACGCCTTGACGGACGCTGATTTCAACACCGTTTTGGGGTTCAACGCACTAACCACGGATACGTTAGGCAGCAAGTCAACCGCGATAGGCGTGGAGGCTTTACATACTCAAAACTTCACTACGGCAACAGATAGCTTCAATACCGCAGTTGGGTATAACGCTGGCTATGCAGTCACCACGGGAACTCTCAACACGCTCGTCGGAGGTCTTGCAGGAGACGCGATTACCACAGGCACTAACAACAATGCTTTCGGTTATAACTCTTTAGGAGCAACCACAGAAGGGCAGTTTAACAACGCTTTTGGCGAAGCTGCGCTGCTGTCAAATACTACGGGCGATAGCAACATCGCTATGGGCGGTTCTGCTCTCAGGGCTAATACAGACCAAAGTCATAATACCGCTATTGGTGAGTCCTCGTTGAGAGTAAATGTAAACGGTGCAAAAGCCACAGCCGTAGGCTCAGGTTCTTTACAAAACCAAAACCCCAGCACAGACACAGATACTTACAACGTAGCCGTAGGCTATGACGCAGGTAACGATGTCACCACAGGAATCCATAACACTATCGTTGGGGGTCAAGCTGCTGATTCTATGACTACAGGTAGTGGTAATACAGTTCTGGGGTATGCTGCCGCTGGTAGTGGGGTTGTTACAGGCGGAGACAATACTGCGCTTGGCTTTGCTGCTGGTCTTAATCTCACCTCTGGTACAAATAATTTGCTTTTAGGGCATGACGCAGGGATTACAGGAAGTCCCGGCGGTAACGTCACAACAGGTAATAATATCATTTCTTTGGGCGATGAAAGTATAGCAACTTTTAACTGCCAAGTAGCTCTAACCGTTGCTTCTGACGAGCGCGACAAAACTGACTTCGTTGACCTAGACCTTGGCTTAAACTTTGTAAAAGCGTTAGAGCCTGTGACGTACTATTGGGACAAGCGTTCAAAATACGGCGATAAATCTGCTGAAGATTATGACCTAAACGCACAAACACCAGACGGAACTCACAAAGAAGATTGGATGGACATTGGCTTCAAGGCACAATCCGTACAGGCGCTTGAAGAAGCTGCTGGCTACAAGATTGCAGATAAGAAAAACTTGACTGTGTCGCTATCTGGTGACGGAAAACAGTATGGTTTGCGGTACGAAAAGTTCATACCAATCCTTGTTAAAGCCATCCAAGAACAAAGCGCACTAATCACCGCACTAACAGACCGTATAACGGCATTAGAATCATAAGGAGGACATCATGTCTGAAGAAGTAGTAGCCCGTACCGACGAAGAAAAAGCGCAGATGTATCAAGCGATGCTGGATGGCGCGAATGTCATCACCAGTGTGCTTGACGCAAACAACGAGTTTTACAACGACATGACGAATGCTGAAAAGCAGGAGCGTGTACTGCGCAGTGCTGGTTATTTAGAATACGGCAAGGCATTAGGCGATTGGGGGTCAGAGGACTTCTCTGCTATCGACAGTGCTGTAACCGCAGCCAAAGCATATACACCATAAGGAAAAATAGACCGTGCAAATCGAACTGAATGAAAACGAGATCAACGCAATCCTAGCATTACTGGGCGACTTACCAAGCAAGTCAGGCACATGGCCTTTGATGATGAAGATTAAGGTACAAGCTGACGCGCAACTCGTTGAGCCTGAAGAGGAAGAAGGCGAGGAAGAGACTGAAGAAGTCGTAAATGGCTGAAATACAGTTTCAGATGCACCCGCTCCCGTCAGTGTTTCTGATGGAGTTGGACATCCCGACAGAGTTTGTTGAATCGTGTAATGACTATCTTGATGAGCTAGTTACGCAAGACGATAAGGTCAGCGCAGCGCATACGCTAGTGGGCCAGATCAAGACAGGCGAGCAGCTAGTAATGGATCACGAAGATTCAAGGCTTGCACCGTTTTCTAGGTTCTTGTGTGAGATGGGCGTGACGTATATTAACCAGTTCATGGCCCAATCTGGTCAGGTGCTGGACGGTAATCGTAACGTCGAGATGGATGAGCTATGGTCGGTGCATAGCTATGCAGGGGACTACAACCCGATCCACGATCATGGCACGAAGACGGTTATGGGGATTAGTTGCACGACATGGACTAAGGTGCCGACACAGATAGTGCAGGGGCCAAGGCCGGGATCACAAGACTATGGGTTATATAATGCCTCTGGCGAAAGCGATGGCTGTTTGTGCTTTAACTACGGACAGTCGAGCACATGGGATAGAGAGCGGCTCAAGCCTACGCAGAACGTCGTAGTGAGGCCGCAAGTAGGTAGGCTATATATGTTTCCTAGTTGGATGCAGCATATGGTGTATCCGTTTCAGGGTGAAGGCGAGCGAAGGACAGTAGCAGCAAACTTAAATTGTTTTCCTGTACAAAATGAAGGAGCGGTTCAATGACACCCACTGAAAAAGCAATTGCACAGATTGAATCGCATGAGCGTGAATGTGCTGTGCGGTACGAGTCTATCGAAAAGCGCCTTGACTCTGGTAGCAAGCGATTCGACCGTCTTGAAATGATGATCTGGGGTGTCTATGCCACCGTTATTGTCGCGGTAGCTCTGCCCCAGCTTCTGGTCTAACGGATTAGTTAAGCGGTGATTATTGAGAGCGTCGCAGCCGCCTCAGCCGCGCTTTCGGCCATAAATGGACTGATCCAACAGGCCAACGAAACTGGCGCTGGCGTCCAGCAATTGATGGGCACGATCTCTGATTTCGGTGAAGCTATAAATGAATTTGAGGTAAGGCGAAAAGGAAGTACCTTCAAACCTCTTAGCCAGAACGAACTGCTCAAGCTGGCGATGATTAAAAAAAGCTATGAGCGGCACTGGAAATCGGTTCACGATCTCCTCGCTATGGTCGATCCAGAGATGTTGGACAGCTTCAAAAAAGCGAAGATTGAGCAGGAGGACGCCAGACAGCAACATTTAGCAATGCTGGCAAGAAGGAAGAAGCAAAGAGAGCACCTGATGATCCAAGTGTTGGTTGGCGGCTTGACGCTTTTGATCGGCGGAACGATTGCGGTGTTAGCTTTTTTAATTGTGCTGGGGATGTACTAAATGATCATGGCTTTTTTGTTGGTCGTGATTATTGATGGAGAGCCAATACCAGATCAATTTTTCTTTCGAGACATCACACGATGTAACACGTTTGCGTATTACGTCAGCACAGGTAAAACCAAGATAAACAACCGCTACCAGATGCAGGAAAACATAACGGCTTATTGCATACCGAAACGGGTACCAGCCAACACGAAAACTTGGGATTAAGATGGCAGCGAAGCGTTTACAAGAAGGCAGCGAATACGCCGAATACGATGCGGATGGGGACGGTATTGTTACCGACGAAGAGCTAAACACCAGCAAAGAATTACAAGAGCTACGCCTGCAACATGAACGTGCCGATGCCCAACGGGCTATGAGTTGGTTTGCGCTGTGGGGAATGCTGCTTTACCCCAGCTTGGTCGTGGCATCCGAGCTTTTCGGGCTGAATCAAGCGGCAACGATTCTAGGTGATATGGCGGCAGTCTACTTCGTATCAGTTGCGGGTATACTGGCTGCGTTCTTCGGCGCACAGGCTTGGTCAAACAGGAAACCGTAATGTGGCAGATTACAGGAGTTCTAGGCATTGCTTTATTGGCTACTGTCGGAGCGTTCAAGATGTACGCAGATAAAACAGAGGCTGAAAAGCAAGCTATGGCTGTGGATTTACGTCAAGCGGCAGATAACCAGCTAGTCTTGGAGGGCAGCATATCTAGCCTGAATCAACAGCTCACGGAGGCTGAAGAGCGCCAACAGCGCATACTGGATCGAGTCAACGAGCTTCAGGCTGCTAACGCGCAAGCCCAGCAAGAGGTGGAGTCGATCCGAAAAAAGTTCGCAAAGCACGATATGAATGTGCTTTCGTTACGCAAGCCGGGGCTGATTGAAAACATTATCAACCGTGGCACCAAGGGGGTATTAAGTGATCTGGAAGCTATTACCGATCCTGCTTTTTAGTGGTTGCGGCCTAATAGGTCGAGAGCCATACATCCCTGAGACCAAGCCTGTCGAGGTTGTCACGGTCATCAAGCCAACAGCCGTCTATCACCCTGCACTGCCAAACGCTATATCCACGCTGCCTGTCGAATGGAAGGTTCTTACGCCTCAGACGATGCAGGAATATCTTGATGATCTTGAAGAGGGCAACGCCCCGACAAACGCTTACTATGGCTTATCGACAAAAGGTTATGAGAACCTGTCAGCAAACATGGCGGAAGTTAAAAGATATATCCGCCAAGTGCTCACTATTGTACAATATTACAAAAATTTGGACGAGGAACTCGATGATGAGAGTGACCAGCGGAGAGGGGATATCCCTGATTAAAAAGTTCGAGGGCTGCGAGCTTGAGGCATATCAGTGCTCAGCCAACGTCTGGACTATTGGTTATGGTCACACAAGAGGTGTCAACGAGGGCGACTCTTGCACACAACAAGACGCTGACAATATGTTGGTCGATGATTTGCAGGAGTTTGAGGGCTACGTTAACGAGCTGGTTGATGCGGATCTGACGCAAAGTCAGTTTGACGCGCTAGTGGCTTGGACATACAACCTTGGCCCTACCAACCTCAAAGATTCCACGTTGCTCAAGCGGCTGAACGAAAACGATTTTGCCGATGTTCCGCATCAGATTCGACGTTGGAACAAAGCTGGCGGCAAGGTGTTGGATGGCTTAGTAAGAAGGCGTGAAGCAGAGGCTTTGTTGTTTCAGGGAGAAGCTTGGGAAAATGTCTGAGCTTTCCCTCAAAGATTTTGAGATTCTATCGGAGCAAGATCAGAACGAAGCCTTGGCACTGCTCTCCCGCTATGACCAGATGGAGAAGCAGGACAAGTGCCAAAACGATTTTATTGAATTTGTGAAGCATATGTGGCCTGAGTGCATCTTAGGGCGTCATCACAAAATCATTGGCGACAAGTTTAACAAGATTGCACAGGGAAAGCTCAAGCGCCTGATCGTCTGCTTGCCTCCTAGACACTCCAAGTCTGAGTTTGCGAGCACCTACTTTCCTGCTTGGATGATGGGCCGTAAGGGTGATCTCAAAATCATCCAGACCACGCACACTGCTGAGCTGGCGGTCAGATTCGGCAGGAAGGTGCGAAACATCATTGACTCTGATGACTACTCGCAGGTGTTTCCAGAACTGCAATTGCAAGCTGACAACAAGTCTGCTGGTCGATGGACAACCAACCAAGAGGGCGAATCGTTCTACGCAGGCGTTGGTGGCGCTATCACGGGTCGCGGCGCTGATCTATTGATTATTGACGATCCGCATTCAGAGCAAGATGCGATGTCGCCTACTGCGATGGAGTCGGCTTACGAGTGGTACACATCTGGCCCTCGCCAGCGTTTACAGCCGGGTGGGACAATCATCATTGTAATGACTCGATGGTCACAAAAAGATTTGGTTGCCAAGGTTTTGAAGAAGCAGGGTGATGAAAACGCAGACCAGTGGGAGGTGATCGAGTTTCCCGCCATCATGCCCGAATCTGATACCCCGCTCTGGCCTGAGTTCTGGAAGAAAGAAGAACTTTTATCGGTCAAGGCTTCGCTACCGCCAAGCAAGTGGAACGCGCAGTGGATGCAAAACCCTACGGCAGAGGCTGGCTCTATCGTGAAACGCGAGTGGTGGCGCAAATGGGAAAGAGACTGGGTGCCGTCATACGAGTATGTCATTCAGTCTTACGACACCGCTTTTAGCAAGAAAGAAACCGCTGACTACTCGGCTATCACCACATGGGCGATCTTTCAGTCGCCAGATGACAACGTGCAGGCAATCATCTTGCTAGACGCAAAGCGCGTTAGGCTAGACTTTCCAGAGCTAAAACGGCTCGCTTACGACGAGTATAAATATTGGGAGCCTGACTGCATTCTGATCGAGGCGAAAGCCAGTGGTACACCGCTGACTCAAGAACTCCGTCGCATGGGCATTCCAGTCACGGCCTATACACCGTCAAGAGGCCAAGATAAGATTGCGCGAATGAACAGCGTTGCGCCGATCTTCGAGTCGGGCATGGTCTGGGCACCAGACGAAAGCTTTGCTGAAGAGGTTGTTGAGGAAATGGCAAGCTTTCCGTTTGGCGATAACGACGATTACTGCGACTCGGCAACGATGGCATTGATGCGGTTCCGTCAAGGCGGTTTCCTAAGCCTGCAAGACGATTACCCTGAAGAGGCTGAGTTTTTAAGGCGTGACAGACAGGTATATTACTAATGGCGATTGAAAAACAAGGCTTGGGCACAGAAAACGATCCTGACGTGATGCCGATGGGTAGCGCGATGGAGATCGAGCCAGAGATGACTCGTAATGACGAGATCCGA